GCCTATGCCCGCAACTCGCAGGTTCTCAAGTTCCACCTGCCTGGCCCGCACCAGTTCCTGCCTGCGTTCCAGAAGGCGAGCATGGTCTACGAAGTCGGTGGCATCATGAACGTCGGTGGCACCGAAGTGCGCCTCCCCGCCGGCATGATCTATCGCGACAGCTTCTAAGGAGGACGGATCATGGCAAAGAGCAAGGTAACGAACATCAGCGACGGTCCGCGCGGCGCATATCTGGACGGCGTGCTGGTCATCGCGCAGCCTGGCGACACGATCGAGGCGGACGACTTCGCCGACGAATGGTTCGCCAAGGCCGAAAGCAAGGATGCCAAGGAAGCTGCGAAGCCTTCGGGCGCACAGGCTTAACCGCGCCTCCGGGGGCAAACGAGGCCGCTGCTCACACGGGCGGCGGCCTTTTTCGTAAGGATCGACCCATGGCCTACACCGTGCCGACCAAGGCGACATTCGTTTCCATCTTTCCCTCCTTCGCGGCCGTGGAGGATGAAGCCTATGCCTTCTGGTCTGCCCAGGCGGCATTGATCACCGAGCCGCTACAGGACTGCCTTGGCGCGCGCATGGATCTTGCCACGATGCGGGCCACGGCATGGTATCTGACGGACGCAGGGATCGGCACCGGCGCGGAGAGCGAAATGGCGGCGCAGGGCGCGTCCGGGTTCAAGCGCATCAAGTCCGGCACGATCGAACTGGAAAAGGCGGATGCGGCTTCGGCGCAGAGCGCGGGCGTCTATGGATCGAACAGCTATGGGGTCGCCTTCTACGCGATGATCCGGCCTTGCATTGCTGGACCGCGCGTGACAGGGACAGGGTGCGTGCCATCGTGGCCTTGTGGGCCTCATGGATGGGGCGGCGTCTTTCCCGCAGGTGGCTGCTGATGGGTTTGATGGATGGCGGCATAGCCAGCATCTTCGGCGCGGCACTGTCGGGCCTTTATCTGCCTGCGATCCTGCACAAGCCCGGCGAATACGCCACGGACAATGAGGGCAACATCTTGCCAGCCGTGGGCACCGATGTTCCCTGCCGCGCACAGATGGATGGCGCGACCTATGCCATGCGCCAAAGCGAGGGCTACAGCGAGGGCGACGTGCGGATCATTATCCTGACCGCCAGGCTTGGCGTGGAGGTGACAACGGACTGCCAGATCAGCGTCAGCGGCAAGCGGTGGATGGTGCAGAGCGCGGAATTGGACGCTGCGTCCAGCCATTGGGTTTGCCGGGGGCGGGCGGCATGATTAGTTCATGGGCCTTTGATTTCTGGTCATCATGTCGGCGACTTGCAAAAAATGCTCGCCAAGCATTCGGCATCCGTCTGCATCGAGCAGGAATTGAAGGCCCATCGTTTCAGCCTCATTCGGAACTTCACCTTTGGCCGCGTCCGCCGGGAATGTGGTTTCAAGTCTCAACGCAGCGACCGGGCCGGCAAGAGCAATTCCATACCGCACGATTATGGCAGCCCTGGTCTCATTTTCTGGCCACCAATCGCTGTCGTCCGATCTCATTTTCCGCCTCCTTGATTCGTGATGACGCATCCTGCGAGCGCGGTGACGGAGAGTCGAATCCGGGGCGGGGGTGGATGGGCTGATGGCGAAGTTCAAAGGTGCCGGCGACCACCTGAAACGCCTCAAAAACATGACAGCCGGGATGCGCAAGGAAGCGTCGAAGCTGGTCTATACGCTCGCTGACATGCACGCTACCGAAGCCGCCTTGAGCATCACTGCCGGCGCGGTAAGCGGCAAGAACCATGTGCCGTCAAAGCCTGGCGACCCGCCGAACGCCGATAGTCACTTTCTGGACAGGTCCGTGCATGTCGAGCGCACTGGACCCCTGACCGCGCAATCGATCGCAGACGCGCCCTATGCAGCGAGACTGGAGTTCGGAGACGAAACTGTCGCCGCCCGCCCTTTCATGCGCCCCGCCGCCAAGAAGGTGCGCAAGGCTGGTGAGCGCCTTGCCGCCAAGGGCGTGCAGATTATCGTCAGGGGTAGGAAGCTGTAGCCGTCTGTAGCAAAACAGGCACCGGCGGCGGCCAATGCAGCCATGGCCAAGATCACCTTCACCGCTGATTACAATCATCGATGGCCCTCGCGCGCCGTCACGCATTTCAAGGCGGGCTGGACTGGCCCAGTCAAGCGCGAGGTCGCGGACGCTGCAATCGCGAAAGGCGAGGCGACAGAGGACGCGAAATCAGCTAACTCCGAAGGCGATGGGGCAACGGTTCGACATCGACATTCTCGGCGCGTGGATGGACGCGATCCTAGCGCGAATGGAAACGGATCATCCCGAGACGGACTGGAACCTGGTGTCGATGCTCGGGACGGCAATGAGCTTCCCCCTGTGGCTGGCTCCTGACAATGACGATCAGCCCGACCATTGAAGCCCGATCCGCTGTCATCAAGGCCCTGAAAGCAGCCCCGTCCGTCACCGCCAAGATTTCCGCCGATCGTCTCTATCCGACCATCACTCCAGCAAATCCGGTCAAGCCATTCGGCCGCTACGGCGTCGAAAGCGTCGATCCTTTCCGCGCGTCCTGCTGGCGAGGCGGTTCAGTGGACAGCTCCTACCATGTGTTCGTGAATAAGGCGGCCGATATTCCAGACCCCAAGGCTTACGCGGAACAGGCGATAGCCGCGATTGCCGATGTCCTGGACGGACTGCCTGACTGCCATGTCGAGCGGACGCAGATGCTCGAAGGCACGGAGGCCGATAGCTGGCACGGCGTGGTTATGTTCACGCTGACGCTGGTCGAGCAGCTTTAGGCGTCCGTAGCGCCGCCCTTCCCCGCTCCGCAAAATCGGGCAAATCTCATCAACGAGGGTATCGGCAATGGCATACGCGGCGAAGGTAAAGGGCAATTACGCCGACATCATGTTCGGCGATGGCGCGTCTCCCGAGGTGTTCACCCAACTCTGCGGGATCAACACCCGCGGCATCACCATCACCTATGCCAACGCCTTCGAAATGACGGATTACGACTGCGCCGATCCGGAGGATGCCGGGCAGACTGTTCGAGCGGTCGGCGCGCAGGACTGGTCGATCACTGGTTCGGGCCTCTATAATCGGGCGCAGATGGCGGCGATCCGGGGCCTGATGGGATCCGATCAGAGCTGGCGTTTCGCCATGGATGAACCGGCAGCGCCCGCCGCTGCTGTGGATGCAGGCCATTGGCAAGGGCCGGGATTCATTTCCTCGTTTGAAATTACCGGCAACGATGGCGAGTGGACGCAGGCCAGCATTACCATCACGGGCGCCGGGCTCCTGACCTGGGCTGACGCCGGCTGATGCAGAATCACCTGACGCTGGACTTCGGCGACGGCAGCTACGATTTCAAGCTGTCGTGGGCTGCGTGCGCGGAGATCGAGCGCAAGTCCGACGCCGGGATTCAAGCCATCTATGAGCGGGTGATGGCCGGCCATTCGAGGCTGGTCGATGTGGCGGAAATCATTCGCCAGGGCTTGCTGTGTGGCTCGGGCGGGACGGTCGACGGTCAGGTGGTCGAATGTAAGCCGAGAATCGTCGCCGCCCTTCTTGAACGTTACGTGACGGGCCCCGACGCCCGCCCCTTCATCGAAAGCTGGAACCTGGCCGCCACGATCTTCCACACCTTCATGCAGGGCTATGAGCCGGCGCAGAAGGACGGCTCAAAAAAAAAGGAAGAGGCGGAAGCGACCGGATAGACATCGGTCAGATTCTCGCCAACTGCGCCATGATGGGCGGCATCCCCCCATCCGAAGCCAAAGCCCTCACCCTCTACGAATATCAGGCGATGCTTCACAATTGGGAGCTGGCGCACAAGACCGGCGACGAGTTGCCCGACCCGCCCTCGATCGAGGAAACGGAAGAGCGGCGACGGCGGCTTGAGGCGCGTGGGGTGGCGGTGCTGGGTTAATTTCCTCCGCACTTTTCCGCTTCTTCAGGAGTTTGTGATAACTCAATGCACTGCTGCCTGATTCGAGCGCTTAGATCGTCGGCCTCTGAGGTACTTGGCGTTAAAGTTTGAAGCGCCGCCCCTTGTCCAAGGAACAGCAGGGCGAACCCAGCAGCGCCAAACCACGCAAGTACTGTGGCGACCATTGCTGTCGACTTCATGTTGCCATTATCGTCCCGTAGGCTTGAATTACTAGCCAACTCCAGCGCCTTCACCACAAGATACAAGCAGCCAAGCCAGCCAATGAGTTGCAACATGATGAGCCTCCCTACTTCTTAGCGTCCGTAGCATGAACCTGCCCGCCGTGACCATCCATGGCAATGCCAACCGCAGATGAAGTGATTGTCGAGTTTGAGGCTCGCGTCGGCAAATATGAGGCCGATCTTCGCAGGTCGGCTGCCACTTTCGAGCGGGTCACGCAGGCGCAGCAGCGGCAGATGGTCGCCCTGGAGCGGCAGATTGCGCTGTCGTCCGGCAAGATTGGATCGGCGTTCAAGGCGCTGGCCGGCCTTTTCGGCGCACAGCAAGTAATCGCCCTGACGGATAGCTACACCCGCCTTCAAAACAGCCTGCGTGTCGCTGGCTTGGAAGGTGAGGCGCTTGCGCAGACACAGGCAAAGTTGCTCGATCTCGGCGGAAAATACGGCGTGTCCGTCAATACTCTTGCCGATCTTTACGGCAACCTGTCTCAAGCCGGGGGCGAACTGGGCGCCACACAGGCGCAGATCATGCGCATCAACGAAGCGGTAGCGCAATCCCTGATCATCACCGGGAAGAGTTCGGCGGAAGCATCGGGTGCAGTGCTGGGGCTCGTTCAGGCATTCAGCAATGGGAAACTTCAGGCCGAAGAATGGGCTCAGATAAACGAAGGCGGCCTTCGTCCTTTGCTTGAAGCTGCCGCAGCGTCTGAGAAATATGCAGGCTCGGTCCAGAAGCTGCGCAAGGCAGTTTACGATGGGAATGTAACTTCTCAGGAGTTTTTCCAGGCCATTCTGGCAGGGGCAGGAGTGGTAGAAG